ATAACTGCGTTAAAATCTGGCATTAAAATTTTCCTCCGTCAAATGTGACTGTTTTTGGTTCTGTGTTTGTATCTTTTAATTCCATAAGAAGTAGAGATAATTCTGTTTGTAATTTAACTGCATCTTCCATGCTTATGCGAACATATGGATCTTTTCTAATTGCGGATTTATTAATCGAAATAAGAAAACTTTTTATTTGTGTATACGACATATTTATACTGCTTCCCGCTTATTTGCCATGAGTGTCTCTATCTGCATTTCAGATTTTGTTTTATATGGACCTATAAAGTTACATGAATTTAATGTATCAAGTTTGCCACCATAAAACCATCGCCAGTCACTAGGAAATCTTACACCATAGTATCCTGCAACATATCTTACTTTGCTTGTGATACTCTTGGTATATGTTGGAATTTTTTTGCCTTTTAATTCTACTACTTCAACGTTGTATGCAATATGCTTACACGGATAACCTTCCGCTTCATCAATTGAATATCCGCTATCTTTGCCTACACTTTCAATTTTTTTAACTTGTCGAGATTCAAGAATTTTACTTCCGAACTTTTTGGTAAGTTTATCATATGATAACACTACAATATCTTTTGTATCTTGCATAATTATTTCATAGTCGCTTGATTTTACTTTTCGAATGATGCCAAGTTTTATTCCCGCATCTTCAATTATCCAAAATTTATCTGATACTATTTCAACCGTATACATTTTTTAATATTTCAAAGGTTTCTTCCCATCTAGATACTTTATGGGTTCTGCCGATGCCTTTTTTCTTAATTGCTTGTGCTAATGTGTAATCATTTCCACCATCAAATATACCATCACCAAAGAATATAATTGAATCATTCTTATTAAAGTCTTTGAGTATTTGACTTTTATCAGATCCAGTAGGACCGATATCAATGCCAGTCTCGCCGCCGACAGTTGCAATTATGTCTTTAAATTCATCATCATTGTAATTAATATACAATGCCATGTTATCACGTTCATTATATTTTTTATCCCATTTTACATACTCCGCACGTTGTTCTTTGTTAGCACCGCGTCCCACTATTGAGAAGTTAACCATACCCGGACGTTCTTCTATATGAGTACCAGTAAGATGCGGAAACTGTGTATTTTCTAACCAATATCGTAATGTTTGATGTGCTGAAACTTGTATCTTCCATGGATTATTACGTACATTTACATCTTTCTCCCAAACATCATTACCATTACAATTATAAACACGATTACAACTATTATAAATTGTATTACCTATTTGTTCAAGAGTTTTCGGTCGATCACTTCCTGTGACAAGATAAACATGATTTGATTGGCAGAATTTTCTAAACCAAACCGCAAACTTTTTATTAATTACTTGTCTACTTGGAGTCAATGTGCCGTCCACATCAAAAACGTATTTAAGCATGCGGATAGCCTTTGTTTAATATAGCAGCCATTTCATCTGGTGTTTTTGCTAAATTCTGTAAATCCCACTCACCACACCAACGAAGAAAGTTTACACCAACTCCTGATTTATTCTTAGGAATACTACGTTCAGCAATAGTTTCAATAAACTTTACTTTAAGATCGTGTGGTTGTGCAGTAAGATCAATAAGTTTCTTATTACGTTCATACATATCACGCACTGTATGTTCTTCACCATTATGATCTGTCCATCGTTGTAGCATAAAGTTATTCCAATTAAAACCACCTGTGTTCCGGTCTTCAAATGCTTCGATCATGCCAACTTTATTCTTTGTACCTTTCTTGCGACATCCAGGATATGCACTAAAGATATTATCACTTGTATCGCCACGTATACATTTTTCAAATAGTAACCATTCAGGATCAGGTGGGGCCATTACTTCTTTAGTCTTTTTATCTTTGATAGGAGTACGTTTTTTATCATCCTTGAAAAACCCATTAGGCGTAATGATACGGTTTTGTACACCATCATATATGGTTACATTATCACAGATTAATTGTTGATAATCGCTGTCACTACTAATAATAACATGATGGTCATTTGGATGTGATTCGATAAACAGTGCAATCATATCATCTGCTTCTGCTTCTGGATTTTGTAATAATGTGCAATTGGTGCGTTCATCTAAGAACTTTACCATACTATCATATGCTCCAAACATAATAGCATCTTCTTCTTGTTCACGTTCACTTTTTGCCATTTGTGCGGCTCTGCGTTGTGCTTTATATGGTGTATAAAAGTCTTTACGCCAACTACGTCCCTCTAAGCAAAATACTGCATGATCTGCGTTAAACATATTATAACACATCTTTACACTTGACATCATAATGTGAAATGACATCCCAATTTTAGTATCTATATCTGCCCCACGATGCGTCACGTGTTTGGCACGATGATACATATTAAGACTGTCAACAAGAATGAAAGTAGCCATTATTACCTCTGTTTTTAAATTATGTTTCTATCATAAATGATATGAATACTAATGTCAAGAGTATTCTGCATTATCATCATCAGTTTTTAATCTTTGAATAATTAAGCCTTCTTTGCTAGAAGAATCAACGCTTTTTGTAATGCCTTCATTATCTTCAAGGCCTTCCATTACTATATTTTGGCATAAATCATTAAACCAATTATCTACAATTTCATCTGGTTCTACGCCTTCATAGCCACTATTGGCAAGATATTCTACAAAATGTTCATTGAAATCTAGTTCAAAATAACCTGCACTTGGTGATGTCGGATCCATTTCTAAGTTAACAACACGAATATACGGCTCACCATCTAGTGTTGCTGTTTGTTTATCAAATTCATCTTGTGTGATGTTAGAATGTTTTAGATCATAATCTAAAAGTTTTTTTGTTTTAATGTTATCATCTGATAATTTTTCAATGATATATTTTTCTTTACTTTTTGCGTCCATAAGCATTGTTATGAACCAGTCTTTAACTTTGCCCATAATATTAATACTCCACTGTTTGTTGAAGATAATGTATTTCAACATGTTTGGATCTTGTATTTTCATCATATCCATCAATTAACCTATATGAAATATCTTCTCTGTACAATTTTACATTTAATTTATTAAGATTTTTCATTAGTGTTCTTAGTTCCTTAACCATTTCTTCTACATTTGGATCTTTCATACTTTTTTCCTAATATTTTCAAATTGTTCTTCTGTTACAATTCCACGATTGTATTTTGAAACTTCATCAAGTCCTCCGGGCATTTCCGAATAATGAGATGTGAAATCTGGATGTAAATCACTATCCTCGGTCAATTCAGATTTACGCCACTTCTTGTATGTAGCAGGAATATCATTCATCACTTTCAACCATCGACTTAATGTATAATGAATATTCCATCCTGGTATTCCTGTATGACTGAACATTCCTAGTGACTTCATAAATATCGCTTCTATCAACAATAAAAAACTTGAGACAAACGTTACTAGCATCCAAAATGTTATACTTATAAACAATATTAAGCTTAATAGCATCATCACAAGACTCGATTTGAGTGGATAACTTTGGTGAGAATCTAAAAGTGACTTGAAGTTTGTCATTATTGTTGAAATGACCGAAGAGTTTGCCGTAAATATTTTGTTTAGTGTTGGTTTCGAAAATGACATTTTTAGATCCTGTATTTATTTTCACTATTTTTATTTAGTTTAAAGATTTAGCAGCAAAAGTTATAAGTGAACGTATACAGAAATACAATAGGTACTTCTGTATACGTGTCTCCACAGTTCTCGCTATAAACACATTTTTATTAATTGCCTGATTTTGCTGGTAAGATATATTCATATAATCCCATACCAGAATCTACATGAATTGCCATTGCTCCTTGATCTGAAATTTTAATACTCATAGATGAAGTATCACCGAGTTTTAAAATTGTTAGAACTGTTGAGAGTGGAAAACTCCAACCTGTGCTAAGTGTTCCTTCTACATTCGATGCAAATTTCAAACTTAATTTATCGGTTGATGCATCACCTATATGAAACATCAAGTCATTGCCTTCAGTTTTTACTGTAAATAGGGGATCATATGAACTGAGAATACCTGCAAATGTTTGCAAATCTTTAACTGCTTTGGATGATGGCATCACCTCAACATCCCATTTTGCACCTTTGAAGTTTGCTGTTTTGATTTGGGCATCAACTAATTCACTTATAATAACACGATAAGTTGAGTCAAATACCCCTTTCATTGAGAATCCTAGTTCAGATGGGACAACTTCTCCATTTCGTTCTGTGGTGCCCACTGTGATATCAGCACCAATACGATCACCATTTTCATTTTGATTTTCATAAGATAGATAACCATTTAGAACTCCCAAACGACCCATACCAAATTTACCTGAAAATTCTGGTACACGTTTATGCATCTTGGCACGTAGTACAACGGTGCGGTCATCGTCCATTGCATCTAGTACTGTACTATTATCGTCTGTTGTCACTTTTACTGCTTGAATAATTCCAAGTGAATGTGTGTGTTTCACAATATCTTTTAAAATGTCACGCATTGCGTTCTCCTATATTATATGTTAATACTATCATAAATAAGTAAAGTTGTCAATATAAATCGACAACTTTTTGTTTTTCTAATCTTAGAAAGTCCAAGATAATCCTGTAGTTACGGAATCACTAGTATCATATGTTGATGTATTGCGATTAAATCCTAATAGCAACTCTGCGTTTTCATTGATATTTTTAGTAATATCAAAATCAATACTAGTAGTATTGTATTCATCAAAATCCCGACGAACACTTACGGTAAATACATCATACTCAACATTGAGACCAATTGTTGGATAATTATATGTATCTTTCTCAGTTGCATAATCTAGAACCGCCAATGCACTACCAGTTTCAGTGTAGCCTTGTGTTTTTCGTTGTCCAATTGTGTAACCAACGAATGGACGAAAATTGCCGGTTTCTTTTTCTAACATAAGACTAATATAATTATCGGTTGATGTAGTTTCACCAGCGGCTGAATAATCACCAACAACTCTAGAATATGAAATATCAGATGTGGTATGATTAAATGATGCTGTTAATTTTGTATCATTGTCATTTAATGTTTTACCAATATCAAATCTTACTGCGTCTGAACTAATACTGCCATTACTATCGCTGCCGTTCATAGTTGTATTGACTTCATTATATTCTATGCCTGTAACAATATTATCGGTACTTGAGATATCTTCAATTCCAATACTATAAACGGTTGATTTTGCGCTATAGCCATTATTCATTTTGTGTTCTGTTTTAGTAACTGTGATACCCTGCTCAATATCCATATTTCTATGCATATCAATTCCTAACAATTGTTCTGTCTGATCAACTCTGCCAATAACTGATTCAATATTACTAGATGTTTTGACAGTATTATTTCGCACGATTGTTGTGGTAGTTGTATCTCCATCAGTTACTACCTCTGAACCATCATCATATGTTTTTGTAGTACGAACAAATGTCTCTGTTATGATATCCATTGGTGTTGTTATTAGTGTGAAGGTTTCTTTAAAGATAGTTTGTAAGTTGTTATCAACTGTAGAACCATGTTTTACGACATTTGATGTTAATACTGGCAAAGTTGTACTTTGTGTTTCTATTGTTGATGAAATAGTTTCATCAGAAGTACTTGTTACAACTGGCACTGGCGTAACAACACGTAATGTACGTAATCCAACCATATTCATATTTTGTTGAACGGCAAAAGAAAGTGAAATCACTTCATCATCCACTACCGCCTCTGCGGCTGCCTCTGCGGCTGCTACACGCGCCGCTTCTGCGGCTGCTGCCTCTTCTGCTGCTACACGCGCCGCTTCTGCGGCTGCTGCCTCTTCTGCTGCTACACGCGCCGCTTCTGCGGCTGCTGCCTCTTCTGCTGCTACACGCGCCGCTTCTGCGGCTGCTGCCTCTTCTGCTGCTACACGCGCCGCTTCTGCGGCTGCTGCCTCTTCTGCTGCTACACGCGCCGCTTCTGCGGCTGCTGCCTCTTCTACGGCCGCTGCCTCTTCTACGGCCGCTGCCTCTTCTGCTGCTACACGCGCCGCTTCTGCGGCTGCTGCCTCTTCTGCTGCTACACGTGCCGCTTCTGCGGCTGCTGCCTCTTCTGCTGCTACACGTGCCGCTTCTGCGGCTGCTGCCTCTTCTGCTGCTACACGTGCCGCTTCTGCGGCTGCTGCCTCTTCTGCTGCTACACGCGCCGCTTCTGCGGCTGCTGCCTCTTCTGCTGCTATACGTGCCGCTTCTTCTTCGGCTTCGCGTTCTGGTGCAGCGATTGCTGCCTCAGTAGCATTACCAATATCTTCTACATTCCAGCCATTATCTTCTCCACCAGCCGAGCCATCTGAATCTTCAATAGCATCAAAGATGGTTTCACCTAATATATATGCATAATTTACTGAAAGGATATCACCTAATGTGACATCAGTCCAATGCCAACTGATACCAATTGTATCATCACCAGTTCCGTATGGTATTTCTTCCCCATCCGCATTTTCATATTTTGAACCATCATATGCATCTGCATCTGTTGACCATGATTGTATGCCTGCTGTTACGTTTGTATCTGTTGTATATACACCTAGTGCATATTTTGAAACATTTGCTTCACTAACAACTAAATTAGTTTCTGGAATACCAGAATATCCTAGTACATTATCGGTTGCACTTGTATCACCAGCAACACCCTGTGAATCTGGATCGATAAACTTTCCATAACTTACAGATGCGGCATTAGAGCCCGCGATTATCGTTGTCGTTACATCGACATACGATTTATTATCTTCTAGTTTAAATTTATTTTCAACATTCCATGTTGACCCATTGTGTGTGGTATCACCACTCCATGTTACACTATCAGTTTCATTTGCAAGACCGTCAGAATCAACTATATCAGTTGAGTATACCGACCAGTTATTATTTTTATAATTTTCACCATCAATCATAAGTGCTTGTCCATCAAATGGTGCACCAGGGGTTAAATAGTCATAATTATTATCAAACGATCCTGATCCAGTAGGATCAAATAATATACCGGGAGCATTACTATCTCCACTGCCAAAGGTACCAGATGTTTTATTAATTCCAGTTTTAATCCATTGGTTTTCAAGTACAGCATCATTATCTAACTGCATATAACTGGTATCAGCAATTGCGGTAGAACTCAAAAGCATAGACAGTGTACTTGCCAGTGCTATTTTATCACATTTTATTTTTACACTCATTTTGTAACCTTTCGGTATTGATTCTATCTATAATTTTTTATATCAGTTATAGAAACAATTGTCAAGTGTTTTATTCAAATAAAATATCAAACTGTGATGTATTTTCTTCTTGTATTTTTCTTGGATTCGATGTAGATGGATTATCTACCCAATATATTGTATTTGGTGGCAAGAATCCATGTATAAACCAAGCATTACCAAATGGCGGAGCTCCACCTCCTGTGAAATCAACTCGATTATTATATACTAGTGCTGACATGCCATACTCCATAAACATCTTACCGCGTGCCGAGCCTTGAAAACTCGCCACTGGTAAGAATAGAGCAAATGGTTTACCCAAATCATAACAATGTCGGATAAACTTATCTTTTAATGAGTAGGGAGGGTTTGTGATGATACCATCGTATACATCACTTGGTGCACATTCAAAGAAATCTTTACCATTACTAGGTTCTATATTGTACCCAAATTTGGTAAATCCATCTACAATTAAACCTGATATTCCGCTTGTTGCTTCATAGTAGGTTTTATCTTTGTTTAAGTACTTTAACAACGGTTCAACTGAATCGGGCGGCGTGTAACACTCGTCTGATGCAGCATTTCTGCCTAAGTTTCGTACTAATTCTAACTGTGTTCTTTTAGCCATTAGAAATCAAATAAACTTTCAAATTGTTCGCTGGCGTTTGCAGCACTTAAATCCCACTTTAATACGCCAATTAGATTATCAATCTTTTTATCAATGATTGCCGTTTCCATTGAATCATGATCAAATGGAAGATCCTGAAACCATTGTGGGATACGAGGTTCATCAATAGGATATGCGATACTTGTCATTTTCATTGGATTATCACGGAGTTTACAAACGATAGTCTTCATGCCATCAGTTATTTCAACTGAATATTTGTCACTATTCATTTCACGCAACGTATTCCAATTTAATGCTGCACTGACATGTCCTGGCAAACGTGGCTTTTCCAGTTTGTCTTCTGAACTTCTTAATTTAAAATCTGCATTTTGTGCACGTTTATATTTTGCAACATCGTTTTTAAACTTGGTTAAATTATTAACACGTTTGGGAGTACCTTTCTCCCAGCCTGGTTTCTCACGAAACTCTTTTTTGAATTCTTTAACCATATCGACAATATCATTTTGTACTCCGCCTGTCAGAACTTTGACAAGACATTCACTAAGAAACTTTTGCATATAGTCTGGTGTATCACTTCGCTTTAGATCAAGACCCATTGCTTTTACTTTGCCAGGCTTGCCATCTACATCACGGCGCACACCATCATCGTCATAGATAAGCATAGCATAACGTTTCTTTTTAATAAAGATAGCCATTGTTGCTAAGTTCTCACGACCTGCTGCAATTATTTCACCTTGACTGCGAGGACAGTTGAAGAACTCTTTCATGAAATCTGGAAAACTAGCGTTAACTTGATTGGCGATTTCGTCATACATTGTAAGAGCAATCTCTTTATTCCATTGTATGTCACCGCTTTCAATCTCGTTTTGATATGACGGATACATTGAATAATAGATGGAATCTGTATCTCCATATATTACTGATTTACCTTTGTAATCATATGTGCCATCAATTACTTCATTAGTTTTTGCACCCATATGTCGGGTAATACAACGACCACTAAGAGTAGTAGATTGGCCGATACGCTTATCATAAAATCTACAACCTTGATTCAAAATCGCACCGTATAGACTATTCAAGTTAATCTTCTTAACTAGTTGTCGTTTATCCCAGAACGCAATTTCTTCATCTGTGCCACCGTTTTCTCTAACTTCACGCATATTTTTTTGAAGAATTTTACGTTCGGCATACCAACGTTCTAATAGACTAGGAATAATACCTTGAATATCTTGTTTGAATATTGTGCCATTTGCACTTATAGCCCACGGCAAATCTGAATTACATACTAAATCGAATGCTTCTGCGCCAGTAACTTCATGAACATCACCATTCTCCATGTCTAAATTCATTATGTTTGTTTTGTCTTTTTCATTAAAGAATCTAAATTCTTCTGTTGAAAATGTATCTTCCCACGCCTGCGCCGCACCATACCCTTTGTTCTTACCACCACGCCCAGACCTGATACGATTTTGTATCATTTCTTCGGTATAATCTTGTCTAAGTTGTCCGGTAATAGTTTCAGGTGACATATTCAATGCACGTATAATACTAGGATATAGTGAATTAATGTCAATACCTGCAACCCACTTTTGTATACCAGTTTGTGGATTCGCAACAAATGCGCCCGCCGCTTTTTGTGCTTCTGCGGCTGCTTCTTCGTCTAGCGTCGGCTCATAATCTTCATCCTCGACATCCCAACTACGTTTTTTTCTATCTGGTACAACCATTCCACGTCTATGCGCTTCGTTAATAATTGCTTGCTCCGTAACAGCAACAGCACCCATTGTAGTTTGAATATTAACAGTGTTATCGTGCGCAATTTCATTTGCTAAATCAATAAATCTTAGTTTTTTGTCCAGATTATCAAGTAATGCAACGTCTTGTCTATTGTATTCTATAAACTTATAAAAATCTTGATTATAAAGTTGATCTAGTGTGCCTTCATACGCAATTTTACGTTCACTAAGCTCGTACTCGCCAATAGTATCAAGTGAGTACGAATGCATTTCGTGATATGTATACTTGCGATATAATTCTAAATAATCTAGATGGATACGACCACTAAGTATATAACTTATTTGTTCTTTTCCATATTTTATAATTGGTTTTGATTTTGGAAGAAGATCCCACAGACATAATTTTCTTGTATGTGATTTACTTAGAACTCGGGTGATACGATTTACTGTATATGGAATATCAAAACCTTCGCTATTCCATCCGCTAAGAACATCAGCATCTTCGATTAATGTTAAGAAATCGTTTAACATATCTGCTTCACTTAGGTATAGAAATGTATCTGGAAATTTATCACATAGTCGCTGTGCTTCTATCAAACCTTCGCCATCACGCATATGCTCTGGTGGCATAACAAAAGTCACAAGTTGATCTGTCCATTGTAAATGCACAGTAATTGCAGTAATTGGCATGAAAGGATCTTCAGGTGGAGCAAACCCTTTGTTCGCATCGAAGTCCACCTCGATATCGAAAAACGCTACATTCAACTTTGGCGAGTCTTTGCCCAGATAATTTTCAGCAAGACATCTAACCTCAGGTTTAATGTCACTCTCATATATCTTTTTATCACTACAAAGACGTAATTCCTTATGCATATCTTTGAGTCTCTTGACCTTCACCTGGCGAACTTTTTCTCCGTGAATACTTGTATGTGATCCTCTATCATCACGCACATAGAATGTACGCCACGCCGGAAAGTCTTGATATATACGTTTGCCATCTTTTCGTTCAACGACTTGTATGATATCTTTATCTTTGTTGTAGTATGCGTCTACATAGCTCATTTATAGTGTGCGTCCCACGGTTTCAAGAACTGTTTCTACATCTTCAAAATCTTGCTTTGCGCCTTGTAGATTTGCTTTGTGTGCAAGTGAAATAGCTTTATTTAAAACTGATGGCTTGATATCTAGTTCTTCTGCAATTGCTTTTACAGTATCACGAAGTCCACCTTTAAGATCATCTACTTCCTGTAATACTGAACAGCCTTCGTCTACCAATTGTTTTAGTTTTGCTTTTTCTTCGCTTGTAACTGAATCTAGTGACATATAATAATCTCCTAATTATATATAAAAAATGGAGCTCTTTACGAACTCCATTTAATATAGCATAGTATTTTTATGTTGTCAATAGACTATTTTATTTTTTATTTACTTTATCGATTGCAGAATTCATTATATCATCTGCTTTCATTTCTAACCGCCAATCAGTGTGTTCAAGATGCTTGCCGGTAGCGCGTTTGTAAGTTGGATCAGAATAAGCATTGCTAATACCATTGGCAATATTACCCATGGTATTAACAGTACTGGCTACTCTGGCCGCTTTGCCCAAACCACCAGCCACCGCTTTGGCCGCTTTGCCCAAACCACCAGCCGCCCGTGCAGCGCCTGCAACCGCACCAGCCGCCCGTCCAGCGCCTGCAACAGCACCAACCGCCCGCGCAGCGCCGCCAATGAGTGCGGGAATAAAATGCAAATATTCATCAAGTCTGCCTTCTTTCAGCATTTTCATTGAAAGATTTGCAACTTTCATCATACCTTCTTTTGTTTTCATTAGGTTGTCTAATTTTTCTTTATTTGCATCATTTACGTTATCATATAC